TCCAGAACTTCCAATCTGGGCGTAATTTCCAGAACTTCCAATCTGGGCGTAATTTCCAGAACTTCCAATCTTGGCGGAATATCCAGAACTTCCAATCTTGGCGGAATATCCAGAACTTCCAATCTTGGCGTAATCTCCAGAACTTCCAATCTTGGCGGAATATCCAGAACTTCCAATCTGGGCGTAATTTCCAGAACTTCCAATCTTGGCGGAATATCCAGAACTTCCAATCTGGGCGTAATTTCCAGAACTTCCAATCTGGGCGTAATCTCCAGAACTTCCAATCTGGGCGGAATATCCAGAACTTCCAATCTGGGCGGAATCTCCAGAACTTCCAATCTTGGCGGAATATCCAGAACTTCCAATCTGGGCGGAATCTCCAGAGTCTGTTTCTGGGAGATCTTCAAGAGTCTTTGTATTAAGTTCTAATTTCTCAAACGATGTTTTTTCAATCGTGAAATCAACAGCAGCCTTGATAAAACCTTTCAGCCCCAATTTCGCCCCAATGTGAATTTTATTTGTCGCTGATTTGGTTCCGTCTCTTTTTATGTCTCCCAGAGCCTCGACCTCGGCAAAATCAGAAAATTTCCCGTCTGAATTTACCAAATCATAATTATTCAGGCAATCAAATGGATTCTGGCAATAATGCAGCATTCCCTCTTTGCACGCTGCGACATTTCCAGACTCCTCAAAGGTTGTGTTTTCGGTGTACTGTTTTCCACGGCAAATTAATCCTGGATCAAATGCCTTGTATCCTTTTTCTCCCAATTTTTATTTCCCCTTTCTGATTTTTTCATCCAAGTATCTGGTAAGTGTGTAGCAATCAATGAAATCATGTACATCTGCCAGATCCTCTGTTTCAAATTCCCAAAACGACGAAACGCCATATTCGTGTTTGATCTGGGAATCAATATCAAACTGGACATCCCGGCAGAACTTCACATATGCAGCCGTTCGAATTTCTCCGAATATTTTGAATGTTTTTCTTTTGATGTGGCTGTAAATCTCTTCTACCTCTTCCCTAATCAAAGACATTCTCTTCTTTACCTCCTAAATTAACTGATTTTTTCTGCGATTTCATCAATATCAATCACATAACCAGCCCAAACGTCCGTCTTGCCGTTATTCCCATAAACCTCGAACGTACCATCTATTTTTCTGTAAACATCCATTCCATCGTATTTTTTCATGGAATCCAGACAAAACTGGACATTACGGAAATAGATACCGTCATCAACTATCTGCTCATAATCTTCATATGTAAAAAGATTCACTCCGCAGAACTGTTCCGCTTTCATTTCACTTTTCATTTTTTCTCTCCTACAAGTGTCAGTTATTGAGACTGGCACTTGCCATATCAACAGAAATCTGGTAATCAACCATGTTCTGACCGCCATTACAACCGCTTTCCAAATTTGGAAAGCACTTTTTGTAATCCGAATCTTCAAAACCATATTCGCACATACGAGCAAACCAAGTTGTGAAATTGCTTTTAACTTCTAATCCTTCATGTAGTTCTCTTGCCGATATGGTTGGTTGTTCATTTTCATAATTTATGGTCATTAACTGAGCCACCAATATTGCCACCTTTCCGCTTAATCATCTTTAAGAATTTCATCAACTGTTGTATCCAAGTAATCAGCCACTTTTTTAACCTTTTCGGCAGATGGAGAAATGTCATTCCATTTACAAACGCTTCCTTGGGAAAAACCACAGTCCATCTCGATTTTTCTAATTGGAACATTTTTTTCTCTTGCAATCGCTTTAACTTTATCGTAAATCAATTCAATACCCCCTTTCGTTGTTTGATATCTCTGAAAATATCACAACTTTTATTGACATTATTCTGAATATATTCTATAATCAAGCTACCACACTAGAAGATAAAAATAATCTAGGCATTCTTTATGTCCTTATTAAGTTGCGATATTTTCAGAACCGATAGTTACATTATAAGCGATATTTTCAGAATGTCAAGTATTATTTTTGCGTTTTTTTCAGAGATGAAAGGAGTTCAAAAATGACATTAAGAGAAAGAATTAAATTGCTATGTAAAGAACAGAAAACCTCATTAAATGCAATGGAAAGCGAATGCGGTTTTGCAAAGGGATACGCAAGCAAACTCGATAAAAGTACTCCAAACGCAGAAAACCTGCGAAAAATCGCAAATTTTTTCAATGTATCCGTAGACTATCTAATGACTGGTGAGGAGAATCCAGAAGATTTTTCAGACGAGGCAGCGCATTTGGCAGAGAAAATAAGAAAAGACACCGGACTGTCCGATGCATTGAAGAAATACTTCGAGCTGTCCGATGCCAAAAAGAAGCACGTTGTTGAATTGATTAACTTATTTAGCGAATGAGGTGTATTATGGGGTATTTTGATGATTTTTCCAAAATTGATATTAGTCAAATCAAGTTGCCTAATATAGAACCGTTGCCGTTAGCGTATTCATATTCAGACACTCAATTCGAAATTCTTACTCGGCATATAAAAGAATTCGAATCAAAACTTGATTCGGAACACGAAGTAGGACTTCTTCTTACTAATTTTGGTCAAACTGTTACTATGCAAGTTACTGAAATCAGTTATGAAAAATCCGTACTCATGATTTTTAAAGGCTACGTTGATGGCAAAATGTCTACTCTTATACAACATATAAATCAGTTGAATTTTTTGCTCACATCATTGGATAAGAGCGATGATCATCCCAAAAAACCTATCGGATTTGTTCTTCCATCCGAACAATAGATTCTTGTAATGCTTGGATCATGTTTGCCTGCTGACCTATCAGGTCAATAATCAAATACATAAGCGCCGCAGATGGAAGTCCCGTTCTGTTTAATGGGTCTTCCATTTTTGCTTGCACTTGTTGATGCATCTCCATTGTGTATGCTGCGTGTTTCCCAAAACACTTCTCAGTAACAAAACTATCCTCAGCCATTCGAAGGTCTTCGCCACTGGCTTCTATCACCCTATTGGTCATCTTCATCCTCTCCTCCCACAATATCGTTAACAATAATGTAAATGTATCTTAGCTTTTTCTCTTCATCAATGCGCTGAAGAAGCTGCGCGATCTGTTCCCTGTAATTTTCCATGTTCAACCCTCCCCGTACTAGGCTGCCTGTTCTTGTTTTAAGAACGCTTGTTCGATGCTGATATTCTACATCATCTGACCGTTACTGTCAAGTTAGGTCTTATTCCTAGTATATGCATCGAAATCGGGTTTATTCTTGGAAACTGAACTTTTATGAATATTTTACACTAAAACTGTTGGATGTGGGAGGGCACTTGATTCTTAACGAAATAGCGAGGCTTCCACTCATCTAAAAGAAAGTGGTAGCGAAAACGGTTTTTGCGCTGCATTTCAGTCGAGATATCAATATAATACTAATGCTAATTACATGTTGGCGAATGGAATCTACAAAACAGGCAAAACGGGTTTAAATCTTCCGTTTGAGGGCTATTGGTTCATAATAACCTTTAACACATCCAACGACTTTGGAAATAGTTCGACCGCTTGGATCACGCAATTTGCCATTTCGACCGATTGGAGTGATAAAGCTATTTATTTTCGAAGAAACATAAACTACACCCCGACCACTTGGGAATCCTGGAATAGACTTGTAGCAAGTTAAATAGCAATCTGGGAACCGTTAAAAGCAAACGATATCTACTGCTGTCAGGAACAAACCAAAGCGGGATAAAAATGTATGTTAATACCAGGATTGATGGAAAAGTGGATCTGTGTTTTTCGAATAATGGAAGATTTTTCGGTTCAATAGTTTTTGACAATGTAGAGAAACAGTATGTTCCGTCTAATCCAAACTCTTACGATTAATGAATGAAAAGAGTTTTTTATTCCAATATCATATTTTAAAACCCATATAAATAAAACAAAAGCGGATCAACCAATTAAGGAAGATCCGCTTCTTTCATGATTTATATTCATGATTCTGGAAATCATATTCTCCAACGATTTGCAATGCACCTGTTTTATCAGTTACCATGCATTGTCCTTCATGTATTGTTTTGTCTGGGCAAAGAAAATATTGTTTCCCATCTGGTCCGTTATGATAACCAGTCAGCATATATCCCTCATCGTCAAACAGATACCATGCAGAAGTCCCGCCTGTTTTTTCTGTCAGCCAAAACCATCCGCTGTGCGCATAGCTTCCATCACTGTAGCGATACCACCAACGATTTCCGTCGGCGGCCTGAACGAATCCTTCCGGCACTTTTACCGGCTCTTTTTGAGAGATTGCAGCTTTGAAATCTGCCCATGTATGTTTTGTATGATTATAGACATACGGATTCGGGCAAATTTTTCCAGTAACATCATAATGGCGAATAACTCTATCAGCTGGAACGTTGTATTTCTTCATCAATTCCCTGGTAAGTTGAATTGCGCTTTGAACTGTATCATCCTCAAAATACCAATCTCGGCTGGTATCCGCCTTACTGCCTTTGTTTCTTACGCATAATTCGATGCCGATTGAATTAGAATTTCTACATTCTGGATGCAAATATTTCCCCCTGGTTCCGCAGTGCCAAGCAATATTTTTATCTTCAACTGATTGCCAGATTTCTCCGCTGAATCCAACATAGTAGTGAGCGGATGCGCCTACATATTGGCTTGCATAATAATTGCAGTTTGCTTCTGCACCGCCTGTTGCACCTACATAATGAATTACAATATATTTGATTCGATTGATACTCCCCGGTTTATAATTATATGGTGTCAGCTTTTTTTTAATCTCCATCATTAACACCTTCTTCTCCATGAGCGCCCATTTTATCAGGATTTAGCGCATTTAAAAACTCTTCCAGTTCTTCTGGCTTTGCATCCTTTACTTCTTGCTGTAATTTGGAAAATGATTTTTCTCCAATCTCAAGCCTTTGTTCACTTTTTATCATTCTTACCTCCAAGAAAAACGGACGATTCCAAAAATTAGAACCGCCCGCATATAAGTGGAAAACAGACTATTTGCAATCGTCAGCCGGTCCCGGCTTTTTTGTTTCTGCTCCCGGACCTACTGGTGTATTCCCTTTCCCCTCTTTTGCTGGACCAGTACATCCAACATCACAGGTGCAATCTGGATCCACGGTCATTTCCGGGTGTCCCAATTTTACTGCTTTCTTTGCCGAATAGTTATGTGCGTCATTTGCATTTGTTGTGCCATGAACAGGGCATACATTTTTATCGCTCATATTTTATACCTTACCTTTCTTCTGTGCGTATAATATGTTTTAAATCGGGATTCTGCCCGATCCAGAGATAAAGGATCACCGCCTTTCTAAGCAAGTGAAAGAATCTCGTTTTCCTGCTCCAGGGAAATCCATCCCTTTAAAACCGCTTTATCTAAACCTGCTTTATCAATCTTTTGAGGCTTGGATAAGTACATTCTTCTTAAAATGTTATACATGATTTTCACGCTCCTAACTGATCCAGAATCAGCATGTCGACAGCACTTTGGAGATCTGCATATTTTTGCTGCAAATCCGGTTTCGACATGGTAACAATTAATACAGTTACAGCCTTTTCGTTTCCATCTTCATCGGTACCTACCGAATAATCTGGTTCCTTTTTCATGCCTTTGTACTGTGTGTATCCTACAATAGACCGCATTACTTCATTTGCAGAATCCAAAACATAGATTTTTTCTGTATTTGATTCGCTTGTGAACTCTGCTTCTACTTGCTCGAATGTCTTAGATGAATCTGGAATGAATACAAAATTGATTTCGTCTCCATTTTCCTGCACTCCATTTGCAACAAGCTCATAAATCTGTCCGCCAGAAAGTTTTAATGATTCCATCGTGTTCCCCTTTCTGAATTTGATAAAGTTATCATACGATAAAAGCGTTTCTTGTAAAAAGTCATTTTAGATTAAATAGCGAGGCCTTATTTACCAATGCTCTTCATACTGTCAGTGCCAACGACAGTAACGGCATAAAAAATGACATGTATGCTAATTGGAATACTTTTAAAATTGGTGTAGCTGCACTTCTGTACCGAAATTCTGCCGAGGCATGGATCGGACTTATCAATAAATACGATAATGCTAAAGGAAGCGTTTTACTGATCAACTCCTGGGGCTCAATTAAAGTTTACCGACACTATGGAACCGTTTTAACTGACATATATGTGGCATCTTGAAATCGTAATTTTACAAAGTAAAAAATCTTGCAAATGCTCTAAAATAAGGTAAAATAAAAGAGACATCGGCTTTGCTTGGCGGCTACCGATGCCTCAAATATCATAGATGCACCCACAGGGGGAGATCTGTCTTTATTATACAACAAGAGTCTCCTGTGTGCAATATAAAAAACAGGAGGTATCTTTATGTTAGAGAAGATCATTACCAATGTACTCCAAGCTATGAGTCACAGTTTGGAGAAAGAGCAACTAGAACAGTTGCAAAATGTTTTGTACATTAATTTCCACGGAAAAAAGATAGTGGAAGATAAGTGCGAAATAATCCCATTAGGAGCAGACAGTGACGTAAGAAAAATGCAGCTATTCAGAGCCAGTAAATTGGTTTCTGGGCGGCAGGAGAGTACATTGAAACAATATCTAAGAGAGATTATGACATGTAGAAATACCATCAATAAAAGTTTTGAAGATATCACAACAATGGATTTACGATGGTACTTTGGAGTTCTAAGAGAACGTGACAAGATTTCCATGCGTACATTGCAGGGGCGCAGAAGATACCTAAATTCGTTCTGGACATTTCTGGCTCAAGAGGGACTGGTAAAAAGCAACCCTGTTGAGCGCATCGAATCCTTCCGGTTGGACAACAAACTGAAAAAGGCATTCTCTGGGAAGGAAATGACAGATCTTCGGGCGGCTTGCAAGGATGTCCGGGAGACGGTTATTGTGGAATTTCTATATGCTACTGGATTGCGAGTTTCCGAGTTATGTGGTTTGAGCGTGAAAGATATTGATATGCAGAAGCAGGAGTTTAGAGTGGTTGGTAAGGGCAGGAAAGAAAGAGTGGTGTATATCCATGATAATGCACTGAGATGGCTGGAAAAATATTATCTTTGGAGGATGGAAAGAGAGAACCTGACACTTTCAGAATTGGGAGAAAAGCCGTTATTTGTTACTGCCAAAAGCCCGTTCAAGCGGCTGACAATTGCCGGAGTTCAATATTTACTCAAACGGTTAGGAAAACGTGCCAATGTAGAGAATGTGCATCCGCACAGATTCAGACGGACGTTTGCGACTGATTTATTGAATCGCGGCATGAGAATTGAAGAAGTTATGGTGCTGATGGGACATACCAAGGTTGAAACCACATTAATATATTGCAATATCCGGCAGGATAACATCCGGGAATCATATAGGCGATATGCAGCATAGTTTGCTGTGATATATGCATTTCAAAAGCCGGCCGAAAGGGTGGCTTGTTTTGAGCGCCTAAAAATAAAAATAGTACCCAAGGTATTTATACAAGGCGGAAAAGTGCGGAAATTGCCGGAAAGTGCTGTGAGATTTTCGCGGTTAAATTACGATTTCCTTAGTTATCTATAAGACACCCACATGTGCGAACTTTCTTTAACTTCCTGCCCGTTTAATAATACTGAATCTATATAAATCCTCTGAATCGACACACCTATTCTGCCGCCTACATATGTTCCAGAATTAAAATACATACCAAAATTATAAAATCGAAATTCATTGCCGGATGCACGAACCAGAGGATAGACCAGTGGAATCGAAAAAGTCACGTGGTTATTTGAATTAACGATGATAAAAACATGAATTGCTTTCCATGACAAACTGCTTATATCTACTGATGATACGCCATTTGCAAAAGATTTCCACGATAGCTCGCTATTTCATGGTAATTTGAAATTCATACTTTTTCCAAGCTGCTGTATCCACATTGTAATTCTGAATGACACGCCTGTTACCAGTATAATGTGTAATGTTCTCATAATCTGAACTTATGATCCAATTTTAATGAAATTTACGAACTTATATCCCCAAATTCGACCTATCCAAAACTTATTTGTGAATCTAGGTGAAGTAATGATAAATGTACCCCATTGGCAACCTGCATCTGAAGTAGCATAGCCATTTCTCGTAATTAATAAGCCTACAAAGTCTCCAATTTGATAATCTGTAAATTTAGTGGATGCATTATCATTAACTGTTGAACTACAATTTACAAATTGATAATAACCAGAATGAGTTAATTGAGATGGAGATGATAATGTATCTATATCATAATTTTGGATATACCCTATTTCGCTATTTAACTGAGTAATCGCATTCGCATTCGCAGTGATTGCTTGTTGCATCGCATATGCCAGAGAAGATGTCGGAACATGGTTTGCGTCATTGACCTGTGTGCTACTCATCATAGCCTTTGTGACATAATCTGCAATCGCTGTATTGAACGCATCATTGGTCATGAGCTTATTGACAATCGCATCAGCATGATCCGAAATCAATTTATCCATAGCATCCAGTTTATCTTTGAGCAATATATTTTTCGCTTTATCATAAAAAATCGCCTTGACATGAGACCAGGCGAATCGTTCTTTAAAATCTTTTGCATCTGTCGGAAGTCTTAACCATCCTGTTGGGTATGTTGCCATTATATCTCCTCCTATTCTTAATCTGATATATCTGCTCCATCAACAACCATTAATTTTGCCTCTTCAATTTTTTCGTTTAGAAGTTTTCCTTGTACTGCATCTAACGCATATTTCCCTGCGGTTGTTGTGGTGGTATTGTTGGCGAGTGGGGGACGAACATTTCCAATTTTGATTTTAGGCATTACGCATAATCACCTCCATATTTACTCCGAAATTATTACATAGAGATCTCCCGTTGATTCATCTAACTCAAACTCTGGAATGTGATCCCCTTCTTCATAATACAGATATAAAATTCCAGTGTCCTCATCTACTGATAAGGCAAAAGGAGAATTTCCTTTATCTCCTTTGGGGCCTACAACAGACCCCAAGTCAACCTCTCTTGCCATATATACATCCTCCTTAAAAAGTTACGATGTATACACCGCATATAAATGACCATTGCTGATTTTAAACGTTGGGACTTCTCCTGTGTCTCCTTTGGGACCCTGTGCCCCCGTTTCTCCTTGTGGTCCTATAGGCCCCTGTATACCTTGTTCTCCCTTTGGACCTTGCGGACCAGTCAAACCAGTTGCACCAGAAAGATCGGTAACGAATTCATAAGCAGATGAACCTTTTCTATACAATTTTGAGTTGTCAACATGATTGACATCCCCAGTATCAATCATAACAAATTGACCTACTTTTACTCCATCGGATGAGTATCCGCTGTTCATTAATGATATGGATTTATATACCTTGGCAATCGTAAAAGGTTCTCCCGCTGGTCCCTGTGGTCCTTGTATACCTTGTTGTCCTTGAGGACCTTGAGGACCTGTTGCGCCCGCAGAACCGGTATCACCCTTTTCACCTTGATCTCCTTTATCGCCTTTAGCTCCTTTTAAGGATGCTATATATTGTGCTTCTGTCTTTCCAGAATTTCCACTTTGCGATAGCCAAACTTCATAAGCTGATTTTCCTTGTTCTCCCTTTGGACCTTGCGGACCTGTTGGACCAGTTTCTCCCTGCTTTCCTTGTGGGCCTTGCGGACCAATGATATTTCCTAAATCAACTTCTCTTGCCATTACAACCATCCTCCTTATCAATCATTTTGGTAAATTGCATATAAATGTCCTTCTCTTATCTCAAATTCCGGTGTTTCTCCCGCGGGACCTCTAATTGATTCCAGATCTATTAATTTTATCCAGTCATTACTATCGGTATACCTCCATTGAATTTCCACCCCATTATTTTTTAATTCAATTTCTCTGCCAGACGTACCAACCGGCAATCTCACTCTGGACAATTCCACTTCTCCTGACAACAAAGTCAATACCTTGTCATTCAATTGCAGATTATCTGCCCGGTACCCCCATTCAACTCCATTTATGGCATCATCAATTCGAACCGGAACTTGATTGATACTTCCTCCCAATGGAAGTAATCTTTTATATCCGTCATAATCAGATGGTTCAATATAGTCTTCTGGTTTGTTTCGCTCTTTTATTGGAAAATATCCCGTTAATATTATTCCCTTATCTTCGTTCAAATAAACAATCACTTTGATTTGAGCGTTTATTTGGAGCATTTTATCCGGTATCGAAAAAGAAGAATTTATAATTGAAGTATTGTACAACTTATTCTGTTGAAATATTTGAACTCCTGTGCCATCAGGTATTGGATCTTTATATAAAACAGTCACAGTTTGGTTATATGCCCACTGATCCAGTTCATAAAAAGAACCAACCGTATTAGAACCAAAATTCGCATAAATCATTCGGATATATTCCCCCCATTAACAACAAAGTCTGTAGCTGAAAGTGTTCCCGCTGCATCAATCGTTATACTGGTCCCATCTGGTTTGCTAATACCATTTTTGGATGTAGTTGCAATCACAGCACCGCCAGATGCCAATACATCGTCTCTGGCTTTCTCTGCCGCCGTCTTTGCTGATTCAGCCTGCTCCTTGTAATACTTGGCATTATCGGTACTGCTACCTTCATAAGACGCATCTCCCACAGCCCAACGCTTAGCATCCTTAGAATACGTCAATGCATCATTTGCAGCTGTTTGCGCGGTATTTCGATAGTTCAGTATATCAGCTCGATAATCCGGATTAAGATGATTTTCGTTGATACTTCCTGCTTTAACATCGGCAGTAACATGATATTCATCGTTCGAAAAGCTCTTATTAAATGCGATTGTGTCTGTATCGTCAAAGCTATATGCTTTTATAAGTTCCGCTATATTACATTCCCATTTTGTCCCATCATCTGTCGTCATAGTTAAAATTCCAGCTTCACTTAGCGAAAATGACACAGGAATTTTTTCAATGTTCTGATCGAATGTCTGGGTTGTTCCGTCTAACTGCCGAAAAGTCCAAACACCTGTTTTTTGGTCATATTCAACACTTTTCAACATAGAATTTCCAACAGATACATTCAATTTTTCTGCATCCATTGTCACCAACGCGTCATCTACCTCATTCAAGAACACATCCATGTGATTCAGATTGGTTGCTCCAAGGGCAGTTGCTGTAGATGGTCGGTTCTTCCAGTTGATTCTATTGTACTTTTTTGTCGTGTACGACATTTTGATTCTCCCCCTTTTCTAAAATCTCTCCAATAGTTCCAGAATCCAAAATATCAGCGATTTCCGCAATGATACGTGCCTGTGCTATTCCACAAATTGATATAGTATTCAATAGCTGTACTGCTCTTTGCATTTTTTTATAATCATACGTTAATGTTTTCAATGCTATTTGCCTTTCTGCTTCATTAAGCTATTAAGTCTGCGACTCATGTTTTGAACACCGGAAATTAAAATTCCAATATAGTTGTTGTAATCGATAACGAGATGATCATCTTTTCCAAACTGATACAATGCATTTCCATATTCTTCTGATAGAACATTCTCTGCCACGTCCTGTGCAATTAGTCCAGCACTGCTGATTCCGTTTCTCTTATACTCAAAAAAAACAGGCGTCAAAGAATTTAGAAATTCTTCTGATTCCTGTGTAGCCAAACTTGTTATATTCCGTTTTAGACGCGAATCCGAGTCCTCTTTGGGGATCGGACCCGAATATTTTTTTGCAATAACCCAGTCAATCTGAGATGGATCATCACCTTTGCAAAGAATGATTCCAGCGGCAATATTTTGAATGTTGACTTGAGCACTGTCATCAGCGCCAATTTCATCATCTGTTTTCAACTGTACTACATCCAAACTTCCCAATTCAAAATTTGTACCATCTATTGTGGATGCTGATATTTCATTTGCCGTAATAAAATTACCTTTTATCTCAATACCAGTTAATGTGGAACCAGATATATTCGTACCTGTTATTGTACCGCTGAAATTACCACTACTAGCCACAATCCCATTACAATTCAATGTGCCGTCAGCTGTCATGCTAGACTTGGTAGCTTTCCATGTAAATCGGTTTCCTGTGATGGAAATTTGCCCCGATTCTTGAGAAATTGCTGCTGACAATCCGCCTTGACTAACTAGCAACGAAATATTCTTTGCATTCTGGCTGATTTGACTCTGCAAATTTTCATTACTTTTTGTCAAAACGGTTGTGATCTCCGATTCAGTCTGCGTTATGTTGTTAGATATCTCTCCCTCCGCATCAGTAGCTCTTTTGACTTCAGCCGATATATTCCGATTTGTTATCTCAAATTTAGATGATATATCTTTGCTCAAATCATCCATCGAAAGAACAATTTTGTCCGCTTGCTCCATCAATAGATATGACTTTCCATCAACTTCTTTTATTGAATTGTATAAATCATTGGTTGCATTTTCACTTTCATCAGCTGATGATTCTATGGAATCCATCATAGCTTGACATCCGCTCATGGTTCTTTTCATGCACAAAGTTTCAATCACATCATCGCGAGTTATAATCCGTAGCGCATCTCCGGGTTCTATCCAGGGCATTGCTCGGCATTCCAATGTGCATGGTCTGTATGTTCTGCCATAGACATATGGGAATATTGACTGTGCTATATTAAGCATCTCAACAACAGTTTTGCCATAAAGTAAGAAGTTCCCAGAAATTGTATAGAGATTTCCCGCATCTCCTACACTAGCGCCAATCTCTCCGTTCTGTTGAAAAATCTGTAATCCAGTATATCCTTCAATCATCTTATCTTCATATTCCAAAGATTTGAAGGACATAATCTGCTGCACACTTCTGCCATCACTTCCCAATTCAGACGGGTAAAGTTCATTGTCATCTGGATATAATGTTTCAGATGGATATAATCCCGTCTGTTGAATCTGAATGTATTTAAGCAATCCATTCTTATCTATGTACCCAAAGGATACGTTGATCTGGCAGATGGCTTTTAATATTTCCATGCCAGAAATTTCAACTGGGTTGATTGTCTTTTCAACTTTTAGGGAATCAAAAAGCAGATCCGTTTGAATCTGCCTTACTCCAATATATTCACACAAAGAATCTCGCATCTCACGAATGCTTATCGGAAATGTTAAGCCATTGTACCAGCTTGATACATCCGTATTGAAAAGCCGCATTCGATTGTATGCTGTGATTTTTCTCTTTCGCCTGTCTGACTGCCTCACATATGACTCTACGGTATAATACCCTAATGGAATCTGGTATTCCCCCACTTCTTCTGTCAGAAAAAATTCTTTTCCAGTTAAATCTTCAATGACATCTGCCACCACAATTTCCAATAATGCAGAGGAGCATGAGCCAAATTCCAGATTACTGTTATCACACAATGACTCAGTGATTGTCAAACTCTCACTTTCAATACGATCGTTTTCAATAAGCACCCATACTTCATTCTGTTCGGACGGGAACAAACTATCTTCTGGGAATAATGTCTCTTCCGGAAATAATGAATCATACCCTTTGCTGTAAAAAGATAGCTTAAATTTTCTTGCATCAGATGGAGTAACATTGTCGCTGACTAATACTTTTTTGAATTCATCAGATATATTAATCATCGTTTCCCTCCAGTCTTTTCAATCTGCTATCCAAATACTGAAAGCAGGCAATCAAAATTCCAATAAAATGCATATATGGGATTCCATAATAACCTGTTTTTGGATCAACATCGTACAACGGCCAGTCAAGGTTATTTTCCATCAAAACTGTTTCAACCTCCTGTGCAATCAGTCCGATTGCTTCATCTCCGGACGATTTGAACTGATATTTCACTGGTCTTAACGCGTCAACCACTTTCATTGCTATTTCTGGCGGAATATCCCGTATATTCTTCTTTAAACGTCTGTCAGAATAATACGTAAACTTCGAACATTGCAAATAACTGAATTCCCCTCTGGTTGCATTAACATACGTGCATTCCTCTATGGATTTTACACTTAATACACCAAGGTTCAACTCTCCTGTGGCCGTTACTTTACTAGCTTTTATATCGGAACCAGTGATCGTGGAACCTTTAATTGTTGCACCAGATACAGTGCCACCGCTTATCGTATTACCAGTAATCGTTGCGCCGGTAATCGTTCCACCACTAATCGTTGAACCTGTGATGGTTCCAGAAAAAGTTCCGTTCGTAGCTTTGATATTCTGGCAAGTCAAAGTGCCATCCGAAGTCATGTTGGAATATGTGGAATTCCAAGAAAAGCGATTGCCTTGGATATTAACTCCGCCACTTTCCACGGAAATTTCCGAAGAAACACTTCCCTTGCTAACTTTTAGCTTGATTGCATCCGCATTCTGTGTAATTTGTGACTGCATCTGATTTGCAGAATCGGCGACTTGTGTTTTTAAAGATTCTGCTGTCAACGTAATTTGCGATGAAAGTTTATTTTCTGACTCTGTCGCTCTTGTCACTTCTGCGGATATCTGATCCGCGGTAACTTTAAATTGTGCTTCTGTTTTCTCTCCTAAATCCGTTACTTTCGCAGAAACCTCTTCGATATTTCGCGTAATAACTGCTGTCTTACCAAGGAGCTGGATAATCTGCTTATTGACTCCAAATACTTCTTCTCTGGTCTGATCTCCTGTTGCCTCGTATGTGTCCATCATAGCTTGGCATCCACTCATGGTTCGTTTCATGCAAAATGTTTCTATGATGTCAGTTTGAGTGACAGCTTGAAGATAGTCTCCTACCTCAATCCAGGGCATCGCATAACACTCGATATTTGCCGGGCGATACGTTCTCCCAGAAATATATGGTAATAGTGTTTGAGCGATGTTTATCATTTCCGCAGCGCTTTTCCCGTATACCAAAAAATTCCCTTCGATGGTATAAACAGAATCACTTGTTCCTACGCTGGAACCAATATCGCCTTCTTCCTGTCGAATCGTCAACCCTGTGATGCCATCGATCATGTAATCTTCATACTCCAATGGCTGTTTGTAGTAGTTGATATGTTCAACTGCTCGATCATCACTACCTTTTTCCGATGGATACAATTCATCCTCTGGATAAAGAGATTCTGACGGATACAATCCAGTTTGTTGCAACTGAATATACTTCAAGGCTCCGGTTCTATCCATATGCCCAAAGCATCCATTCAACTGGCAAACTGCCTTTAATACTTCTAGCCCAGAGATTTGTTCCGGTTCAATGGTCTTTTCAATTTTTAACGAATCAAATGGTAGCGAAATCTGAATCTGACTAATTCCAATGTACTCACATAAGGAATTTCGAAATTCAAACAATGTCATTGGGAACGTCAGTTCATTGTACCATAGAGCCACATCCACATCGAATAAGCGCATATTGTCATACGCTGTAATCTTCCGTTTCCTGCGATCGGATTGTCTTGTGTATGATTCTACGGTATATACACCAAGAATCATTTCATATCCGCCGCATTCTACGCTCAGGGTAAAAGTCCGTCCAGTCAGATCCTCGATAACATCTGCAACCACAATTTCCATGCTGGATGCTTCACAAGCGCCAAATTCCAATTCATCCGAATCACAAAGAGTTTCTGTGATAGTCAACGACTCACTCTCGATCCGATTGTTTTCAATTGTTACCCAGGGAATGCCATTCTCAGCCGGAAATAGTGTATCTTCCGGAAATAACGTCTCATAAGGGTACAATGTATCAGCAGTCTCATCATAAAACGTTAGTTTAAATTTTTTTTGCGTTTCTACACTGGTATTCCCGGAACGATATAGGTCTTTGATTTTTTCTGGCATATCAAGCATATCTACACCCCCTATCTTGCCGCGCCGTACTCAATAAACGCAACTCTGGTAGGATTGTACAGAATATCGTTTCTCTCACGATATACCATATAAGGCTCAAACTCAATGTCTGGCATATACATTTCCCCAGTACAATAGCTCATTGTCCAGTCATTCCAGTATTCTACTGTCATCTTCTGCCTATCCGCTGGAAGAATGGATTTAATTACTGCCATATCAGCCAGTCGTACAGGTTTAATGTCAAATTCTATCTTGGTTGCTTTCGCCGGAAGTACATTCCTGTGGAAAACTCCGTCATTATCGGTATAATCGTCTAGGTCTGTCTCTTGATCTGGCGTACACTTATAAGAACCGGCATGGATATATTTGTTGGGAAATTCCACGCCATTCACTTTCAGCAACCATCCCTCAAATCCATGCATAAAATCTACCTCCATAAATATTCGAGGTTAGCGGCCAACACATATTCGCTGGTCGGTTTCCAAAGCAGACGGATAAACCTTATTCTGCATGATACAATCATATCATGGTTTTATAAGTCTTAAAAACTCACATACAGTAACTAGACAATGTGTGTAATATGCATAAAGATATATTCTCTAATGTTTCCAGACATAAAATGGGACAGTTCCCAATTGATCCGGATTCGCGGTCCGCGCGTCCTGGTCTTAGAACCAAATTTTGTCTTGAAGTATCTATCAATCATCTCTTTGTACATTTCCAAGTCATAAACATTGTACTGCAACAATCTTCCAGTAGGGTTAAGGTACTGGTTGATGATCTGCTTGTACGCTTTGTCACTAAGGATTCTATGAGGGCTTCCAACATATTGCTGGTACTTGTCGTAGAAATACAGGATGATTTTAACAAGCTCTTTCTTCCGGTTATCATTGTCTGTCTTTCCAATCATGAAGTATGGAATCTTTTCCGAGATGTATGCCCGGAGCTGTTCGTTAGTGTATTTTGTATGAGGACAAGTACACTGCCCCGTCACGCCCCTATTGGAAATATAATCAGTTTCTCTCCTACTCTGAAATTGAGTAGTATACTTTCTCTTTTTGACATCTTTTTGTGTCAAAGTATACGTTTCCCCTATATTGAGATCTTTATCGCGATCCCGGTAGGAATCTCTGGCCGTCGTATAAGTGAAGTTAGTCTCTGTTGTAGTCTCTGGTAATGGTTGGGTCAAATTGACCTTTCCATTGGTGCAAATTGATCTCTCCATTTTCTCATCTTTTCGATCAATTTCAGAGGACTGAACCGGCTGATCTGCTTTAGTTGGAATCGATGGTTTCTCCAATTTTTCCAGTGCCTTATAATTTATGGAATACCACAGAGTCTTGTCGTTTTTCATCCGGTTAAAATTAGCAACCAGAATAAGCCCTTTCTTTTTCAGTGACTCGAACGCACGTTTTACTGTTGCCACTGAATAGAACGGGAAATTTGTTTTCTGCCAATTCTCGATGGAATTATACACCCACTTTTTACCGCGGATTATATGTTCTGTTTTCTCCAGCCAATAATGTAGCTGCTGTAAAATCAACGCCTCTTTCACTCCGATCTTACATGCCAGCGACGGCGAAAGTAACAATGGATATTCGTTTAATAACAAGCCCATAAATTTTCCTCCTCTTTTTCTATTATGGTAAAAATCAGATTCCTAGATCGGGAACCATATATCACGAATCATGATGTGTTTCTCTAATTATAAGTAATTTCGTATTTCCAGCGCAAGTAAAAAATTTCCTGTTTTTTTCTACTTGACTTTTTAATGCAAAATCACTTATAATGACATCAATAACAATCCTATAATTTTCCATCAGAAGTCCGGGTGTGAGATAATCGCATTCCGGGCTTTTGGTAAATAATGGCACAAAGAAAGCCCCGGCCGATAATGACCAGGGCTGTTTTAATCTATGAAATTATTTATCTGCGCGTCCAGTAATATGTACTTTTACATCGTCATAAGTTCCTGATGTTGAGTACATTTCAGCTGTATAAGATTCTCCAGCCTGTAAACTAGCGCTTGCACCCATATAGACACGATAAAGATCTATCGGTTCTCCGTTTTTATAAAATACAGCAATCGCTTCTGGAAAATCAATTTTAACAGAACCATTGTTCGTTGCTGCAACTATGGCTTTTTTGCTCTTCTTGATAACATTGGTTGAAATGTTCTGGAAAACAGGTTGCCAATATTTTGTCTGCGTTACTTTTACTGTTGAATCAAACTCAGCTACATCTGGCGAATCAGAACAAATACTATACATGAAAAACGTAGTACCTGCCGGAATATCACATTCACTTAAGCTATCGGCGCTTACTGTCGAACCAACATGATTTTTTCCAACCTCGTTGATGGAAATATCTATAGTAAGAGCGCTATTATTGGTGATTTCGTACAGATGATATGTCGTATAATCATTTCCAAAAATCCAGTCAGAAATCATCAGATCCTTTGTGACTGAATCCGCCGAATACGTGATATGGGACCGGTTCTGAGTCTTGATTAACGCTCCATCAGCTCCAACACGCTGTCCATCCGGTGCTACTCCATTCGACAGCATATAGCCATCAGCTCCGAAGTAATAGTATTTTCCCTTGATTTCTTTCCAGGTATTCGTAGGATAGGAACCATCGTCCTCTTGATACCACCATCCCTTATCATCCTGTTTCCAAGAACCGGCAAATGCTGTTGATGCCATACTCAATGAAAGAGCTGCTGCTAATACTAAAACTTTTAATTTTCTCATGCTGTACACCTCCCTACAATTTATAGCTATTGAAGTCCGTAAATTTCATATAAGTCATAATCTGAAAAACCTGAATAATTTTCAACTTCAAAAGGAAGAGTCTGCCCACTCGCTATTTCCATGACAGGGCTTGTATATCCTCCGACCAATTTACCATCTTTTTTAAATATAATATCAACTCCGCCAAAATCTAAATCAACAGTACTATTGTTAGTAATTTCTCCTGTATAACTTCTGGTATTACTATTGATATTTTCTGAAACATTAGTAATTGCCAGTTGATCTTGACGTATGATGTCAGAGCCTTCTTGATACATATAATCATCTTTTCCATTTTTAACAGAAATATCTACTTGAGTCCCCGGTTCTCCTTCATATGTAAGATAATTTCCATACACTACTGTATCTTGTGCTGCTATTCCTCTAAACGTAGCTTCATCAGTAGTTAAAATTTTACCGTCATCAGATTTTACGGTTACGACAATCGAAGGATACTCAATCGCATATTTTTCATTCGGATTGTAAATTTCAGCTGCATAATAAACTAAGACAGTATTTCCAGACTGATAAAATGAATATCCGCTATCTTTTAGTTCAATCTGTTCTCCGTCTTGAGCTCTTCCAGAGTGTCCACCAGGGGCAGAAAAACTGCTATAATCAGTTTCTGTTTGGACTAAAGTAATCGTACTTTCTTGTCCCTGTATAGACATCTTATATGAAATCTTTCCGTCTTTATATGAAAATGTTTTCGTATCATCTTGTGATGATAATAATGCAGAATCTGTTTTAATTCTATCATTTTGAGATTCCCATCTGTATTCCTTGGAATCATCGGTTGGTGCATCATACGAACCAGCCCAATACAGGCTATGGGAATTACCGCCATCGGTTATCCAGTAAATCTCTATAACGCCATCTTTGATAAATCCGGCTTGATATGTGTCTTTCTCTCCCTCTTTTCCAGACTGAACCCAATTTCCAGTAAGATCTAATGGTTCCACTTTTTCGGTTTCCGCCACAACGCTTGAACTATTATTTCCGCCACAAGCAGAAAGAGAGATTGCATTTAATAACATTACTCCTGCAACTCCCAATAATGATATTTTTCTCATTGTATACCTCCCCATGTTTTTCTTACATTATACCATCCGACATGGAATCCGTCATTTGGAAACCTTGACAAAAAACAAAAAAATTCTTGTTGACTTTTTCTGTTAGAGTTCCGTATAATTTAATTGTGCATTTAGCATAACCCCTAATAAATCAAGTTTTCATTTTTTTGATCCTTTCAAAATGAGCCTCGGAGTAAAAACCGAGGCTTGTTTTGTTTTTTAAGCCCCAGCCAAGAACGACCGAGGCATTCTTTTACTGAATGAGAGAACGAATATCACTGATTTTTAAGTTTTTCTCTTCCATCAGGTCTAAGAGGGATGCAAGCTCCGCGTCTCTCTTCTCTTCCTGCGCCTTTTTCAGATCAGCTTTTAATTTCTCTAATTCTGCTTTTTTCTTCTCAATCTGGTTTTTCAGCTTCTCAATTTCCGTGTCAAAGTTTTTCTGTCTTGCCATGATACAATCCTCCAGTTTTTCTTTTGAGTATACCACGGCAGAGTAGAAAATTGAAGCAGAAGTTTGTTTCCAGGCTACAGCGCCATAACCTGTTGAGCATTGGCGTTCCGGATCTCTTCTTCCAGAAAATACGGCGGCTGGTACGAATTGATGATATCGATCGCTTTATCACACTGACTCCGCTTAATGCTCTTATACGAACGCACTCCAAAATTATATTTCAGATTCGAATATAGGTTGCTGTATAATTTCTGTCGTAACCCTTTGTTCCTATACGCGCTGGAATTGATTCCGCCCAAAACCTCGACGCCCTTTTTCTTGGTCGCTGTCGTGATCCGCTCCGCCTCGATCGGGAGAATTGGAAGATCCGCTTTGATAGCTTCCACATCAGACTGAATCGTATCGATCTTTCGTTCCAATTCCACATTTCCTCTCGCAAGAAGCTGAATCTGCTCTGGGATCGTCAGCGGAATGCCATACGAACCGGTTCTACGGATGCTTGGAAGCACCTCCGATGTTACCCAGCGTTTGAAACGTTTTGCAGAATCCAGTTTGCTGCCGAAGATTAAAGCATATAAGCCGGATTCGTTAATAAGTGCCGTCTGAGTTTTTACCACATTCCCATTTTGGGAATCTGATTCAATAACCTTTAAAACTCTATCTTCATCTCCGACATGAACAGAAACCGCCTTGCTTGCATTCGAGTAACCAAGCGCCTCTGCCACATCCTTGCCGACAAACCACGGTTCTCCATTAATAGTCACTGTCCGGATGTCTCCGAATTCTTCGCTGTTGAAAATTTGCATTTCTTCCATCAGTCCTTGTTCTCCTCCACATCATCATAAATATCCTTCACAATAATGTGAATGTAGCGTAATACCTGCGGATTATTGATTTTCTCCAGCATTTTTACAATGTTTTCTTTGTAATCCATTTTAACTTACCTTTCTTTCCTAAATCTAGTATTGAATTTTTCCTTTGGAAATGATAAGATAAGTAGTGTAAGATTTACTTACATTATCACTTCCACATGGAAGGGCGGATAGAGTAATTGCGGACGGTCAATCTGGTAATTACTCTATTTTTTTTATTCCTCTTCGCTCAATTCTTTATCAACGATTTCTTCAAACCATTTAACCTTTGTTTTTCCTTCCAATTGAAGTTTTTTCTCCAAAGCTTCTATTTTTTCTTTTTTTAAAGAAACATTAAATTGTTTGAAAACTTTTCTGCGTTCTTTAAAGTATTCAGCGCGTCCCTGCTTAGCAACCATTATCAATCCCCCTTTCTTTGTTGCTAACAATAGTAATTATATGCTTGTTGTTAGCAACAGTCAACCCCTAAATTAAAAAATCCCCCAGAAATTTTCCCAGGGGATCTTTTTGATACTAGAACGACACGCCTAACTGTTTACCAGTCCGCTTCCGATACGAAGTGGCCGCTTTCTTATATTTGCTCTGAAAAGCATTGTCATCAAAGACAAGACCTTTACTATTCATTTCTTCCAAAATCTGATTCTGTTCACGTATCGTGCTTTGCAACTGCCGCATCTGATACGTGTACTCTGCCATTTTTACGTCCATCTCTCCCTGCATATTCAAGGAGAGAGCATCCATGTCAAGAGATGCAGATTTGAGATTCGGTTTTTTCGGCAAGTCGAAGTTTACCGTTGGAGTCTGCAACGCAAAGTTTTTGTTGATACCCTTCGCCCATCCTTGAACCGCATTATATGTGGAATCGGCGTTATCTGTAATTCCGAGGTTAAAGCCTTTAACAAAATATTCGGCAATTTTCTTCATCACACGGGACGGAGAATGAACATCTCCGGCATCCTTTACACTGGTTGTAAGTTTTGCAACCAAAGATCTTCCGGCTGCTGCAATACCGCCAAGCAAATCGCTGTCACCTAATCCTCTAATAAAGCCTTGAAGCATATTTTGTCCGACTTCAAGCAAACTGTTTCCTGGTTCATCCTTCGCAGCATTTGCGCTATCGTGTACCGTCTTTGGCAATGCCTTGGATGCGTCCGATAACTGTTGTGTCAGTCCAGTATCTTTAATACCTTCAATCAGGTTCTGATCTACATCCAGACCTAATTGTTTCAGTTTATTCACCAATGATCCGCGCTCACTAGCTTCTGCCTTATCAATTTGCTGCAACAGGTTAATGGCGGTTGTTTGCGTCTCTGATTCCTTGCCTGCAATCGCTTTAATCAATTCATCCGGCACATCCAAGCCAAGACCATTAAACAGATTAATCAACTCTGGCTGTTTCAGTTGAACACCATTATTTACCTCCGTCAGCAGACCGATCACCGTGCTTTGAACTCCGGCATTCTGACTGGCGAGGTTTGTAATCAAATCTGACGGAAGTGTGATTCCCAAACTCTTGAACAAACTTTCAAGCTGTGGCTGTGTCGCCTGTACACCAGAAGAAATATTTGCCAACAGTGTTGTTACACTCAACTGAACTTCTGGGGACTTATTGGCAAGAACTCCGATAAACTCATCAGTCATTTGCGGAGCAATCTGTCCAAACAAAGTTTTCAGTTCTTCCGCTGATAACTGTGTCTGCTCCATCATCTTAGAGAACATCCCCTCAATAGCCGTGACTGAAATACTGTCGCTGGTTGCAATTTTCTGGGCGAAATCATCGGTAATCGTGATACCAAGATTCTGGAACTCTGTTTTGAGCCCTTCAATACCAGTTTGAATGGTTTGATTGTTGGTAGCTACTCCTGTAGCCGCGTTTTGATAGGCGGTACTGAAATATTCGATATCTCCATTAACATCTGACAACGCTTGTCTGGTATTTCCCAGTGTTTCCGTTGCTTGGTTAAACGCATCATTTGCTGCCTGGTATTCAGCGTCAATTTTTCTCCATTCTACACCGAACGGATCGTAGGTGGTTGTCATACTACCCTCTCCACCAATTCTGCCAGCTTCTGCCTTTTTCTTATATTCATCAATTTTCTTTTGCGACTCCAAAAGTTTCTTCCTGGCTTCTGTCTGGGCATCAACCGCATCCGCAACTGCTTTTTCGCCCTTAATCTGCTTTTCATAAGACTCTTCCAAAGAACTCATAGCAGCTTTAGCTTGTGCTAACTCTTTCTGCTTATCAATGGTTTTTTGAAGTTCATCACGGTTGACTTCCAAAAGACCTGTTTCCCCGTTAAAGTACTGCTCCAGTTCCGGATACATCTGAACCAAATCTTTGCTATACTGTTTCATTAAAGAAATGTCTTCTGCGGTTGGGTTGGCTTTACTATGAAGCGCTTCATACTTATTAGCCATATCTTCTGCCATTTTGGCTTGTGCTTCTCCGGCAGTTCCAAAATCATCCTTCATCTTTTGCGTGGAATCTCTCAGATCCTCGATACGCTGATTGATGTCTTTTTGGTGGGAATCGAAATTGCTTACCCATTCGTCGAGTTCTGGTGTTTCTGATAAGCCTTTGAGAAAACCACTCCACAGAGAAACAATGCCTGTAATTGCTGACACTGCTAATCCGGCTGGTCCAAACGCTGTATAAAGAGCTGCGCTTGCCAATCCGGCGGCAGTAATGATAGCCATAATATTGGTGCTAAGATTTCCAACACCTGTTGCCAAATTCTGTGCGGCATTGTAACAAGTAAGGAATTCTCCCGCAATAGCTCCAATACCTAATGCATATCGAGCAAATGTGGATAATTGACTTCCGATAGCCTGTAATGTTGTTGGTAATGCGCCAAGCCAATTTCCACTCTGTACGGAATCTCTAAATGTAGTAAATGCAGTTCTAAGCAAAACCACAACTTTTTCAGCTTTCGGCGCTGCTTCTTTTAACGCCACAATGGCATCTGTACTACCTCCTAAAGCCGTTATAAACAGTTTCGCTTTTCCAACACTATTTCCTAAAGCATTCGCAAATTTCTGAATGTTTCCGGTTTTCAACATCGCCGTTACACCAACCAATGTGAGCAACGCCGTCTGTAATGGTGCTGTTTCAAATGTTCCTTTGTAAAGGTTAAAAGCTGCGTTAATTCCGTTCCAAATTGCCTTTCCGACACTTGCTAGGATTTTGGCATAATCAATACTATTGAGGAATTTTCCGATCTGCTGACCGATCATCTCCCATTTGATTTTTGACAGTGCCTCATTAATTGCTGTCAATAAGCCAAGCGCCCACGTGCTAATCGTATGCCCTAATAATCCAAAATCAAAAGTGGAAAAAAACTGGTTTACGCCTGCCGCTATGGAAGCACCAAAGTTTTTCCAGTCAAATGTAGTTCCGAATGAATCAAGGAAATGCAGTGCTGTATTCAGCGCTCCGGCAATCGTTCGACCTAATGCCCCGAACAAATCTGGAGAAATCAGACCGTTCAAAAAATCTGCCAGACCTTTACCGAAATTCTCTGCACTTTGATAAACGCTATCCCAATCAATTCCGTTCATAGCATTTGTCAGTGTGGTTCCAATATATTTTCCCAGTTCGTACAGAGAATCAATTTCACTCTTGTATTTCTCCAGAATAGAATCTCTCCGCACCAGTTTGGCATCTGCACCATTAGCGTTTCCGCCACCAGCACCACCGCCACCGCCTTTACCGCCAGATCCAGAGCCGTCATCTGATGTCATGTTGTTTACTTCATGCCATGCTGCAATATAGCGGTTCAGCTTCTTTGCATTATCCGCAGCCTTGCCGGTTCCATCCGCCATATCCTCTGCACCTGCACCAGCCGCATCGAAATCATTTGCCAGTCCTCCGGCATCGATTTCTATTGTCCAGCCGAAGATCGCGCCAAGCGCATTTGCCACCGTTTTTGCAAAAGCAATTACCGATTTCATGACACTATTCAATGCTGTAATAAATGGCTTGAATGCATTAACTAAAACACCACCGACAATTCCGCCTAATTGCTGGAATTGCTGTACTAAAATTCGCGTCTGATTCGCCCATGTCACATAATGTTATCGTAAAGGCTTTTTATCCTCTACTTCTTACAGTTTCCTGTAAGGTCGGCGTACATATTCGACCCAGTAGGTCGTCGGTCACTCTTGGGGATATTTTATTCTATAACTCTTTCCAAAATAGAAAGAGCATAGGTTCAATCCCTACGCTCTACAATGTACTATATCTTTTATAATATAGTCTTATCTCGGTATTAACTTATTGACAATAGACATCAACTTAGCCTTCACCGATTTTAACCGATTTTATCATAACGCATTACTGCGTTAGGCGGCACACATTCTACCGCTTGTTCTGGCGAAGTCTCCTTGCGCGATAGCAGTATTAGCCATAACATATTGATAACGCAACATCGTTTTTTGTGCCTGCGTCATCGAAGATATGTTCGCGTCAAGACCATTTTTTAACGCATATTCCTTTAATGTCGTTTGGGTTAAGTCTAAACCGTACTTACGCAGCGGCTCTGTCTCTCCTGAGAATACAGCTTGTAAACTTCTCGCAACCTCTTTCTGTGACACATTGTAGAAAGAAGCCATATCCGCTGCCAGCTTAGTCAGTTCGATGGACATATCAGACATCTTACCTTGTGCAAATCCCATCGCCATTCCCATTGCCTGGAAACGACCAGAAATTTGTTTCGCAGTCAACTCAGACATGCCGAAGTCCTGGATAGAATGCTGAGTCAGTTCATCAACCTTGCTTGCGTAATCGCCGAATGCGTTATCTACAACGTTCTGAACCTCTGTTAGGTCTGAAGAAATATCGACCGCTTTCTTAAACCCTTGTAATGCCCTAAGCAACATCCAATAAGTCGCATAGAATTTTCCAATCGCACCGACCAGACCAGAGAAGGATTTCTTAGCCTTGCTAGATGCACTTGGCAATGACAACAAGCCTTTTGACAGATTTCGAGAACTGTTTCCAGCCTTATTACCTGCATTTGCCAAATTTGCCAACGCCTGTGTCATTTCAAGCACATTTTTGCTGACTTTCGGTGCGGTTGACAATGTTGTCAGCATCTCCTTCAGTGCTTTTGCCAGACTGGTAATATTTCCACTGGCAGCTCTGGTAGCCGTTACTGTTCCAAGCTTTGAAATTCCATTAGCAAGTTCAGTCAATCCCTGTACATCAAACCCACTAAAATCCAATCCCTTTAATTCTGAGGACAGATTTTTGATAGGTGCAATCAGTGCTGGAATATTGGCTGCCGCTTGAGTGACTGTCTTTCTGCCAAGCGTTCCGATCGCCGTCGCGATGTTTCTGATTCCAGTATCATCAAACTGGATTCCATTCAGCATTGCCAAATTGGATGCTAATTGCTGGATCCCGGCTGACGTCTGCCCGATCTCCTGCATTCCAGCCGTGGACGAAATACCATTGGTGGCATTTGCCCCCTGCGCTGACATTCCACTAAGCATGGAAGTGATTCGCTGAATCGTGCTTTCCATCGACGTCAGAGAAGTGATTTCATTTTTCACAGACGCAGAAACGACGCTGCCCTCTTGCTGAAATGCTTTGGTTTTCTCTTTTACTGCACTCGTTACTTCAGAAACTGTAGCTTTGAGATTTCCAAGCTCAGAACTTATTGTATTTTTTCCACCCGCTTGACTAGACAAATCAATACCTTTCATAGTATTTTGAAGCTCTGTTGCGGATCCTGATAACTTTGTAAATGTAGATGATAAATTCGTCAGCTTACGAATATCAATCATATTCACACTGGATGCCAGTTTCTCCAGCGCATTTGACATTCGCTCAATTGATGCGTCCGCTCCCCCTACATCACTGGCTATTTCCAATAATAAAGAATCTATAACATTATCTGCTGCCATTTCTACCTCCATTTGTTTGAGGTCAACAGTTACATTTCATTTCATGTACCGGTAATAAAAAAAGCGGACAAACATTACTGTTCATCCGCCTCTTTCTTTTTATAGCTTCGCGCCATGAAATCCAATTGAAGTAAATATTTCTCCTGCATATCTGCCAATTGTTCCTCATTCAGATTTGAAACATCAACAGGTTTGTTTTGCTCCAATGGATTTTTGGGGTATTTGGCTTTTTTAGAAAAAGCCGCCGCAATGGCATTCATGGTATATGCTCCAATTAGCCACGCTTGATATTCAGTTCTTTCCCACTCGTTTTTGCGACGTTTCCAATATGCATCAATATGCCGTTTAACTGCACCAAATGTCATATGGAAAGCATCTTTTTCGGATAAACCACATTCCAAAGCCGATGGGATTAACTCATTGAGAATTAATTCTCTGAAAGTTTTTTGACTTTGGATGTTGCCCGTCTCTGCGCCCGATTCGGTTTCGGTTCGCTCGATTCTTCCGTGTTCATAGCCTGACTCATGATCTTGTTCAGACCGGTTCGAACGAAAAAATCATCTTCCGCCATCTGATTAAGGCAAATTGTGAACAAATCATAAAAATTTCCAGTACCATCCTCGGAGTGCTCTTGGATATACTGCTTTGCAATTTTCTTGGCGTCATGCATGGAGGATACGGTTCCATCTCCATCCATTCCATGATACTCCTGCAATCCAGCATAAAGCATCAAAATTGCAGTCTGAGGCAATTTCGAAATCTCATTTTTAATTCCCTGCACAGATTCTTTAATCACTTTTTTTCGTGAATCCGGATCGAGTTCTGCAAGAGCATCATCAGCCAAATACGCAGAACCGGAGACTCCTCCCAAAAACTCGATTAATCTATCGATGCAATCGGAACACAAAGAAGCCTCCAGAGTGTATTCAAGATGATAATCCTTACCACCAATAGTTAATGTCTTGTACATAATCAAGATACCTCCCTATCCTTGATTTTATGATCTACACATCTTCTCCATCTGTTGTCGGTTTAATCGCTGTCAACATACCTTTATACTCATCGATTGCCAGAGACAGCTCTGCTACCAGCAATTCATTCTGATCAACCGCAGGCATCGGGATTTTACCGCCCGGCTGAGCAACAATGAAGAATGCCTTAGTAAGATTCGGACTCCAAACAGTAAACCAGGTTCTCTTGTTGGCTGCCAGTCCTTCTGCCGCATCTTCCAACATTTTCTGGTAAATCGTTTCTGTTTCGTTTGTCAAGTTGAACGAAATTGTCCAGTCTCCGCCGGTATCCTGTCTGCCTGCAACATTTCTTGTCTGCTCATCTTCGATGGCAGATGCATCAATTGTCTCTGTACTCAAAGAAATCTCTCCGATAGAGTTACATCTTTGCAGCCATGTATACGCAGTCGGAGCTACACCAGGCGTTGTTTCTACGGCATAACCAGCTCTCATTTTAAGGGTAGAAATACCAGGAATATTTGCTATTGCCATTTAATCTCCTTTCCACCTCATTAATTGTTAGAGGTTAGCGATCACTTCATTTTCAGTGACCGGATTTTTTTATTTTGTAAACTGTTTCTTTGTTTGATCAATCCATGTTGCCGATGCACCAGATACCATTCCGATCGCGACGGCATTCAGAATATCAGTTGCCGGATAGTTTGGCATGACATACATTCCGACTATTCCCAATATGCCACCAATGGCAGCTACGATAACAGTAATCCACTTATTGTCAATTCCGGATGCCTTAACACCAAGTCCGATGAAATAGCAAATCGCCACAATGGCAGCTACACTAGCAATTCCAAAATCCATTGTCCTACCTCCTTTCCGTTTAATTGCACGAAAAAAGAGCATTAACATTAATGCCCTTATTCCCTTATACTATTTTAACTTATGTTGTTGTTTTGTAAAAAGTCACATTAAAAGGATTCTCCGCAATAAAGCCTATTGTAACGACTGACAACGCGAACAACCGTCTTGTCCGAACCCTCTATCTGTTCTGGTCCGTATGTTCTCCTAAATCCCATTTCCGTCATAGCTTGATGACTGATATTGTCAATTTCATACGCTTTACTTAATGCCTTTTGCCCTTTAGCATAAGAATCCACTTGAAATGCCGGAATGATTGCCGATTCATTTCCATCTAAATCCCATTTATTCCCAGGTGCACCCATCATATAGATATTAGAATATGGATATTTGTTTGGAATGGCACTCTTTTGCATAGAGCATGTAATGCCCTTTATGCTCTGCATATTTGATAACCATTTTTCAAAAACATCAAGAACAGGATTTTTTACTGTTATCATTAAATTCCACCTCCAAACACTTCCTTGGCAATTTCGTGTATTTTTTGTATAATCTCTACACTAGCTTTATACATTGGCATCGTTGCTTCCGTACCGAAGGATCTAACACTTTCTCCGGTATCAGCTGTATAAAACCATGAATCGTTTTTTCCGTTTCCTTTTCCGTAAGAACCGATTGTATAACCCATTTCCGCACCTTTAGGATTAGGGCTGGTTCCCGGAGAAGTATTGTAATGCACACCGGCACCAAACTCTATAAACAGGATATCTGAGCCCTCGCAAACAAGCGTTGCCTGCGCATAATCTTGGAACGAATTAATTTTTATATATGTGTTGTGTGTTTTATCTGAATCGCCTTGTGCTGCATCCACGTTTTCATTGACAATAGGAATTCCTATTTCCGCTAGTTTCTGCACAAACTCCACATTCTTACTTTTTAACGCCTGTCTATATCGTTCCAATTTTTTTTGAGCGTTTCGAATGCTTGATACAGACAGATTAATCTTGATTTTCTTCACGATTTGCTCCTATCTTTTCTATTCCGTATCTGTGAACCAATCCCTTTTCCGCGCCGATACATTTTTTTAAACGGTAATCCGGCAATACTGTTGATTCTAATGTTTCTTCATCCATTTTCAAAGTTCCATCTTCATTTAATTCTGGTTCTTTGTCTACCCATAACAGCATTCCTTCTTGTGGCTCAAATGAATCCCATCTGTTTTTCCATCGTGTTAAGTATCGATCGTAGTTAGGTACTAAGCCGGCAGCTATTTCTTCTGGCGTCCCAGATGTAGAAGATACTGTCATATACCTAATCTCTGGTTTTGAAAAAGTTTTTATCGTATCTATTCCGTTCAACTTTTCAGTTACCATTGAAAAATAAATTTTCTGTTGTTCTCGATTATTACTTCTCACTACGAAACCATCCTTTCTATTATCGTGGGTATATAAAAGATTGCTTTTCCTCCTAGACTCTCATAAACCGATTTGAATATTAAATATCCATAATTGGCAACAATATTGCATACCAGTTCTTCCATGTCAATTACATATTTTGGTTTGGAATATCTATGTATATCACTGATTATATCATATTCCCATAATACTGTATGAGTCATTTCATGAATAAACACAGTAATCAATTCTCTTCCATATAAATCGTTTGAAAGATAAATCGTATGTTCTGATGGGACAGTAACTCCAAGCGTATAACTTCCCGTTCTATCAATCAATTCTGGATTATATGGACTAACAAATTTCACTTTCCAATCATGATTATTTACCATTAAATATCTGTCCATAGCCCCTCCAATAGCAGAAAAGACCCATGCCACAAAAATGTAACACAGGTCCCTCTTATAATTTACTGCATCTGTTGTACTAATTTAGTTATGTCTGCTTTCATCGTCTGGCGCAATGTAGGATCTGCATCCGACCACATTTCTTTCAGATTTCGAATTACATCATCTGTATATTCCTTTGTGCTATTATCCATCATTCGTTTTGATTCTGCATCTTTTGAATCATGATAATGTCTTCTGTACTCATCGTAACGATCATAAGACTCTCCATATCTGGAATTTTTCTTATCATCTTTTCCTTTGTAATTCAGCTGATCATCCATCCACTCGTCATCCTGTTTGTATAGATATGGACGATATCCCATTCTATGACCTCTGCCTTTCGGTGCAAATCTGCCGTTGTCATAGCGATAACGATCATATCCCATGCGTTCCATGAAGTCTTCAGAATCTTCTTCATCCATAGCTTCTATGATTCTCATGTCCTTATCATACTGAGCAAGATCTTTTGCAATATCAACCCACTGTCCATAAATACTCAGGTCCGCCGGTGTGATATTATCCAGCCCTTTAGCCTCAACTTCTCTTTTGACACATTCCGCTATTTGTTTTGCAAATCTATGCATTATCTTACCCCCTTAACAGTCACAGCATTAGTGGCGGATGCCGGTGCTGTGCCATCAATCGATGCCAGCGTATTATTCGGCATACATGACGGATTCCCTAACATCTTAAAGGTTCCTCCGGTCGCGCTCGTCTGTACTACTGTAGCATATCGAGTTCTTGTTCTAACTCCGCACGCTGTGACTTGACGGCAACAACGATTTACCAGAGGATATTGAACTGTCCCGGCGCCAATCTGGAACACAACCGGAGCGCCGATCGTTGCTGTGGTTGGAATTGTCTGACCTAATATAATGCAGTATTTCTGCCCATCGTTATAACTTCCTGCCGGAAGCGTAACAACCAGGTTCCCGTCCGTAAAAGTAATCGCCGTGGAAACAACCAAGTTATCACACATGCGGCAAACATTTCTACAAGCCATATTTTACCTCGCAATCTAAAAAAGAGGCGGGGATACCGCCTCTCTGATATTTGTCAACCATAAAAGGCGATTAGCAACAACCAGTGTTAGCCGTGCAGCTATTTCCATAGTATCCGTACAGATTGGATGCCGGATATGCCGGAACCGGTAACGGTGCTGTTCTGCGAAGAATCTCTGCCGTATTCGCATCCATTGCCGCCTGCAATACTGCATTCTGGTTAGACTGCGATGCTGCCAGTTTAAGCGACTGGTTCTCTGCCCGAAGATCTGCAGTTTCTTTCTGACACAGATAATCAAGAATTGCTCTCGTTCCCGCATTTTGGTTGTCGATGATATCTCTTGTGTTGTTGTTCATGGTGTTCTGCAAAGCACATGTATTCTGTGCCATGTTAAAGTTGACGCCCTGAATCGCTTCGCGTGTCTCACAGCAGCAATTAGATAACTGTGCCTGAAGAGCGTTTGTATTCTGCATTCCGGCTACGGTATCTGCATTGATGGATTGCTGAATTCCGTTGAATCCTTGCAGCATTCCCACATTCAAACCGTTAAATCCACTCTGCATTGTGTTGTTTAATGCATAAGTACTGTCACAAATCCCCTGCTGAATACCGCGGATGCCGTTTTGAATGTCATTAAGGGCAAATCCCTCATTTATATCTGCTCGTGTCGCCCAGCCCTGGAAACCGGCTCCATTAGTGCCATTGGCACCATTTCCGCCCCAGCCGCCATAGCCGTTTCCCCATCCGCCAAAAATAGCAAAAATCAGGAACAGCCAAATAAACCAGCCGCCATCTCCCCAGCCATTACAGCCATTATCTTTAGAGTTACCTGTTGCGGCAGCAATGTCCGCTAACGAGTATCCGCTTGAAGTCATCATAATTTCAAGCCCCCTTAAATATATTTGTAAATCAAGAGGAATCCTAGGCTTTCCACTCAATCTTACAGCAAAGTTATTTCATGCCAAATTGATTTTTGAGCTGAGATAATGCTTTTTCCGGATCGATATGACGCTCTTCACATAGATTCCTAGCCAATCTCTCTATTCCGGTACCATCTCCATTTTTCATCATTTGTATAGCATTGTTGAGCACAGGATTGTTCCCGGCTTCCTTTTGTAAAATGGTATTTAATGCTTCTTGAGGATTTCCACCACTTCGCATTAATCGGATTAACTGCATAGGATTAATCATTTTTGACTTCCTCCCCTCTGTATGGGTTTGGACGCTTCCATGTGCTGTTGATTATTTTTATTTACCAAATCTTTAATTCCAGATATCTCCTCGAATATATCTTGCCTTAACTGTTCAAACAACGTATTTAGCGTTTCTTCATTTATTCCAGTATTGAGTTGTTCCGATTTATTTTGAGACTCTGGTTGCATCAATCGATATACGCAAATCTGACTTTTCCCATCTGCCTGCAACTGCTTTCTGTATATTTCAGTCCCATCAGATTTTGGATACCAGACTGGATTCCCACTCATATCAACGTCTTTTGCCTTTACCGCATCGATTCCATCGACAATCTGCCCAGAAAGGAACTGATTCTGCTGATTCACTTGCTGTTGTATGGGAACGTACTGCATCTGTGGTTGGTAATTATTGTTTGGTAATTGGGACAATCTTTCCTGATATGGATTGATTGGATTCTGATATGTAGGATATGCCATATTAGGCCATGTTGGATAAGGTTGCACCTATCTTTCCTCCCTTCTTCCTACCTCTATTATACTTAACCAGATAGGAAGAAAACAGGACAGAATATAGACACTTTATGGACATGATTTGAAAATTACTTTTCGAATTTTGTTTTTGATTTTTATGTTTATTCTATAAGCAGTTTTAGACGATATATTCATTCGTTCTGCTGACTGTTCAAGGGTAAAATTTTGAGCTCTTAATAGAAAAAGTTCGTTCTCATCGGGTGTAAAATTGCATTCACTTTCTAGCACTTCTATCTCTGATTTTGTGAAGTCACTAATATTCATTCTCTTGTTACCCATAAAATCCATTCCTCCCTATATGGATCTTATCCGGGGAACGTTCCACCTTTGAGAAAATAGGCGACTACTGCGCCTATAACGGCTCCGATAATGCCAGTAATGGCCGATTCGTATCGTTTGCTTGGCACTGACATTAAGGATTTTACATTATTATTTACTTCATCCACAGCATCTCGAATATGCTGTAAATCATTGGATACGACATCCATACGACGTTCCAATTCTTCAATTCTGGAGTAAAACTTTTCATGCTCCTGACTGATTTTTTTCTTTAAATCCCGAAAGTCATTTTCAAGGGATTCGATTCGATGTATATTTACGCATTCTGATTCACATCCCATCGCCATACCTCTTGGGCCCTTTCTCTCCCGTAAGACTATACTTCTCCCCACCACCGAGCAAAGTATCCCTGCAACACAACGGGAGGAATTGTGTCACGCACCGTCTGTGTTATAAAATTTTTGCAACCGGGATGATTCCTCGAAGATAACTTGCTGGCGTTCCAGCACTGTTATATGAAACCGATACTCCAGATTCAGAATAACTCATAACACCTTCTTTGCCCTGCTTATCATAGTGATACTGGGCGATTTTTCTGATTTTACTTTTGTATCTTTTCATTGCTACGTTTTTTGCAATATCTTCATCTTCCTCATTTGTGAAACCAAATGGGAACATTTCCTGGACAACATCATCAATTGCATCATCGATCAGCATAAGCAAAAAAGAATCCTGTTCTGGAATATAATCGTGTCCAATATATTCAATTAATTCTCTCAAAATTTGTTCTTTCAAGCCTATACCTCCATCATTTATTTTTTCGATGGTCTGCCTCTTTTTGCTGCCGGGGCAGGTGTCTCAATATCTCCATCGTTAGAAGAAAACGGAGAAACTGTGCTCTCCGCCTTAACCTCATCATCTGGAACCATCTCTCCGGCCGCATAGTAAATACCATCGTGTTTTACAACGTGATCGTATGTCATGCAATGCCTCCTTATTCCTTTACTTTCAGAACATAGATGCTGTCCATGCCCTCAAAGGACGGCAGTGCAATCATAGACGCTGTAGTGAAATACTCTACCGGCGGTCCGTAGATGGTTTTTGTTGCAACTGCGATTCCGCTGTCCAGTACAGTTACATCTACATCAGCATTTCCTCTCAGGGTTCTCTCCTCCGGAGTTACGCCAGCCCAAGTATTACCAAGCGTACCATCGCCAATGATTGTTACGTAATCATCTGGGAAGAATCCTTTCTTGGTTCCGTCAAAATCCTGGTATTTCTTATCGTACAAAACCGGAATAAGACCTGTCTGCAACCGAAATACTTCTTTTGCCTTTGCCTGAGACATGAAGTCTACATTGACACCAGATGTGGTGATAAATGCATTCTTCATTTGTTTGCTCTTGATTAAGTAATTGAATGTCTTACTTGTCATAAGAGCATATCTCGGTGCTTCTCCGATACTTGTCAAGTAATCATAACCATTCTGAATGTCATCCAGAGGAGCAGCGCTATCTGCTTTATCCCATGTACTCGTTCCGCTCAGAGATGCATAGTGTTCGCCCTTCCAAGAAGAATCCTCATCGTAGTTGTACGCATAAATGGTATTGTCAGCTGCGCCAATGGTGATTTTCATTGCTCCATCAAGCGGTGCCAACAAGCTCATTCTCATCTTTTCCATAGAAATTTCAGCACCGTTTACCAAGCTATTTACATCATCATAAATGTGGTTTAAAACCTCGTCGATATACGGATCATTGGAATCCTGCGCTCTCTGAATGTCCATCAGATCACGTTCATCAATCTTCATGGACTCACGGAAGATCGGCATCTCCTCTGTTCTGATTTGGAAACCTCCACGGGTTCTAATGGTTGCCATGCTGTCCAATGCAGACGGTTTCAATGCAACGCCCAACCCCTTGTGCGCTTTGATCCATTTCAGGTCTATACCATTTTTCTTTCTAACCGGGAACCATGTAGTACCCAGGAAAGGAATCGCATTACTTGCTTCTTCTGTTCTACGAAATGCAACAGCAGCCGTAGAGAAAACATCTGTTAAATTCATAAAACTCCTTTCTTCCCCTTAACTATTTGGGGTTAGCGAATGTTATATTCGGTGTAATTAATTATGATTGAGCTGCCGGGATAGTTCCAACAATCGGTGTAGTAGCCTCTTCAAAAACAATGCGGCATCCGGCATTTACCAGTGCGGCTACAAGCGCAGCATCATAGGTTAATCCACTGTTTTCCTGTGCTCTTTTTGTATGGATATATGCTTTTTTAAGCACTGCCGCCTGCGGTCTACTCTCATATACATCATGACGCAGAAGGCCAATTGCGCCTGTCCACGGTGTAGCAGATACCGGTCTGCCATCTTTGTCTACCGGTGTACCTGCCGGAACAATTTTTTCTCCATTGTCCGCAGTTTTTACCACTGACGTAAAATCAACGGTCATTGCCGTAGCTTCGCATTCCTTACGATTTAACACTTCTTTCTCCAAACCGACAGAAATGTTTTTTACTTTCATATCGCCTCTTGCCATCGTTAAACCTCCTTATTAGTTTTACATATAATGTTTAATAATATCTGCATTGGCTGTTTTTTTAGATGAACCAGCGGATAACTGCTTTGCTTTCTGCATTGCAAGAGATTCACTTCCATCTCCATGACCAGCAGAGAAATCTTTACGGGACGCTACAAATTCCTGCTCCCAAGCAGCCTTTAATGCTTTAATATGAGTTCCAATAGCTGAAAAAATCTTATCAGCATCCTGTTCCGTAATGGCTTGTGCAAGCTCTCTTGCCTCATCTTTTGCCATCCCGATCTCCTGACTCATACATCTTTCCGTGTACTCTCCAATCTGAAGCTTGTTTTCCAGCTCTTTAATCCGATTCTCACGTTCTTGCTCATGCTCTTGTTTGGCCTGCTGCTCTGCTTCCTCGGCTGTCATTTTGGCTCTTAATTGCTTTTTGAAGTTTGCTGCTTCTGTAGATGCGGTATTCTTTTCATTCTGCAATTTGGCACTTCTGGCTCTTTCTTCTGCCAACTGTGCCATCAATTCTTCTACAGTCGGATGTTTGTCGCCATCGCCTTCGCCACCACCACTACCATCATCGCCATCACCTACACCAGAATTTCCACCATCAGCACCAGTGTCGCCACCATCAGCAAAAATCTGTAAGTGCATTGGAAATTTGTTACGTGTCTCGGAATTAAAAGTTCTACTGATTCTATTCAGCTTCATAATAAAAACCACCTTTCTAAATTAGCTCTGTTTAAGCACATTTCTCTTGTGCCGACTCTTTAACGCCTTGTCGCAGGCGTTCGCTCCTTTAGGTTCTTCTCCAACCATTTATATAAAACGTCCAGTTCCCCGAACGTTATTTTTATTACATGTATTTGATTGAGCATCGGCAGTTCACAATCTGACTTGCACTTGCTCCATATGAAGTGTCTTTAGGATAATCCATGACGGAATCTCCTACCAAAAACGGCTCTGTAATTGGCTTAATGGTACCGCCGACTTCACGGTGATCCTTCCGCTCTCTTTTGTCCCGGATATCAACCCATTTCTTTAAAGTGAATCCAGCAGCTATCGCATCCATGAAATCTTGATGATTCAAAGATGTATTTGATTCGTTCTCTGCCATATATTTAGCTCGATCTGGAGAAACATAATACGGATCATCTGGATTATTCTGCGTTGCTTCAATGACATCATACGATAATGACTGAATGTAATTTTCCATATAGTCATCCAATGCTACTGCACCAGCTATAGCACTACGATATTGATAAATGAATTGAGAACGCACAAATTCAAAATCTACAGTCCCATATTCTTGCATTGAAAACAGAAGTGCAATTACAATTAAAAAGCTCTCTTCCATCTTCTTTGCAAGTTCTATTCTCTTTTTCTTATCTTCTTCGGATAAATCCATGTCTCCGAAATATTTTTCAAAATCAATGCTTCGCTTATTTTCAACAAAATCGTTGACTTCGTCAAAATTTCTAATTCCAATCACAAGGCATCCCTCCTTTACGACTGAACTTTACTATCATCAGTATTCATTCCGTCAATAATGGGAGAATTTCCAGTCTGATTGATTGGATCGCCCGAAGTATTAAAATTATGTTCCTGAGATGCATCAGAAGCAGATCCGCTACTCTTCATATTCTCTTGGAGAGCATCTAACATATCCTTGGAATCCAGATATACTTGCTCAGTATCCTCGAACGCATCCACCATTTTAAGAATATGTCGCGGATGTATTCCGGCATTGAAATATGTCGCAAACGTATTCGCCTTAACACTCATGTCTGTGTTTTTCTTGCGCGTGAAGTGCAAATCGATATCACTGGTATGAATCAATCGAATTGGCGCATCCATCGGAAGTTTTCTTTCTGGCACTTTAGCAATCGCTTTCAAAATCAGTGATAATTCTTCACGTTTGCCATGTGCGATCATCTGTTGCTCACGAACCGCATCCAGTTCTGTGGCACTCCAGCCTGCTGACATATCTGTGGCGCTTCCTGTTGAACCACCACCAGAATTGTCATATTGAAGAGGGATCTTACAATCTTGCAGAATTTCTGTTCTGGTAGTCTGAATAGCATTCAATGTACTAGAACCATCAAACGTACTGGAAAGCGGTTGTATCTTAGATACTTTTCCATCGTCAGAAAAGGTGCACACCCATTCTCCACTCTTAGGACTTCTGCTTTTTCCGTCTTTATCTATAAACGATACGTTATCAGCCCACCATATTTCCTGTGTGCGTTGTGCTACATCATTGGTGAAATCCGAAAGCAGAACATTCAGTGCATCCATTCTGGCTATTTCTCGTTCAAAACATCCAGTGCGGTCGAAAGCACGTTCATACTCAACAATCGGTATTTTCTCAAGCGGATTTTTTTCTTCGCTAACAATTTCTCCGTTTTCTACTTCAAATCTGCTCTTATCTGTATAGCAGGTAAAGTATTCCGAACCATCACGGCAGGAAAAACTCACACCTAATACTTTTTTTTGACCAGGGCCATCATAATAAACCACAAAAGTATACTGTGAATCCAATGTATATAAATCCACCAGAGAACCATCGTCCCAATCATCCGTCTTGATATCAACCATTCGATGACCAATACCACACACTTCAACAAATTCTGCCATGCACTGATCTAGCCATCCAATGTTTTCCCCGTTGATTAGAGTTTCATTCAAGGCAGAAATTCCAGAATCGTCTGTATTGGAATCTGTATCGTGCAACTCTTTATTACCGCGCTGCACCATCGTAACCGGGTTTCCCCAGTTATACGCGATTTTGAACTCTTTCACATAATTCGCCAAATTTGCATGTACTCGGATGTCGATATCTGGACGTATTGTTTTTGGACGAACAAGAGGCTGTTTTCCACGTTCATACTCAATCAGGAACTTCATCTCTTTGACATTTTCTCTGTGGATATTCATTGCTTTATCCAATACTTCCAAAAGATTGTTTCTGTCTATATTCTTATACCTGCTATAAATTCTTTTTCTCCCTATCAACTGTCTTGGCCTACCATTGATGGCAATTACTTTCTCTTCTGATTCCATGCAAAACACACCTCCCTTCTATTCAAAAAGAAAAGCGCCTGGAATTCTCCAAACGCTCTAAATACATTTTTACGATATTATTGTACAATAGTTATATGTATGCTAAAAAGTCACTTTTTTCGAACATTTAATAAAGCAAGAAAATATCTTCTCCTATCATTCATCGCACTCTGTGAACAAGGAACTCCCATCACTCCACGCAAATAGGCATACGAACAATCACGGTCACAAACGAACTTAATGATAAATTTCCATAAGTCTGCATCTACTTCTTTTGCCGTATTTTCAATCAAATCAATCTTTTGCTGTAAAGCCGTGTGTCTCATTGCGAGTTCTGCCGTTGGATCGCTTTTATTGTTGGTCCTTGAAAATGGCATACCATTAAATCCGGTACTATGAACGGTATCTTTGTTATACAGCAATTCGTCTTTCCATTCCTGGTACTGTTCGCAAAAGGCGATCAATTCTCTCCTACGTGCCGGTGTCATGTTGTAATCTTTATAAGTGAATTTTCGTTTATTCATGATACCTCCTAAAATGGACTTGTCATAATTCTGGTTCGTGAAACTCCACTGCCCTTATTCAAAAATACTGCTAATGCCGCCAATGAGTCCGGTGCATCATCATGCTTATTTTTACCAGTGATTGTAAAACTGTAAACTTGATTAAGAAACTTTCGATATTCTTTTGATTGACAACCTGAATCTCGAAAATAAAAGCTCCGAATAGCTTGTGCATTATCCCATATTCTTTGTTCCTTTCGTTGCGATGTTTTTTTTCCTCCTTTTCCGGCATTGACGATCATCTGTTGTGCAAATCTGGAAATCAAATTGATTTGAACTCCACGTTCTTTCAGCATTCCATTTATATCATCCTTGTAACCTTCGCCACCATTATTCGCCTCAAAAAAGGCATTCGACACATGATTCCTGATTAACGCATCTAAGACTTTCGGCTGTGTAACCATCTTTTCACTACTATCAAACACGACATCATGAATGTAAACCGAACCATCTTCGTAAACATAAGCAATTGGCATGGAAAGATAGTCTGTTCCGCCCAAAGCCACATCACACGCAGCGACCACTTTCAGCGGTGCCACATCAGGCAACACACCATTGTAAAAATTCATATGCTCTGGGTTAAATACCGCGCCATCACGTTCAATCGGTTCCTGCTGACATTGTGCGAACCACGATGCCATATCGTCATTTTCTTCAAATTTCGCACGTTCAATTCGATAATATTTCGTACTGAACCCGACATTATAATCATAATCAAAGTTGGATTCATCTGTTTCTGGGTCTAGCGCCGGTATCTTTAAAACTTCCCATCTGATTCCTTTTGCCTCTGGATTGTTCTCCAGAAATCCCATACGATTCATATAGATATCATGCAGACTCCAAATAGTTCCGTTATAAAGGACCTTGCATTTCTCTTTTTTACGTTTCATAAGGTTGTTATCAAACAACATCTGCTTTCGTGCTAAAACATCCGGACTCAAAACATCCTCAATACCTGCCAAAATATCATCTGCTACCAGCCATCCGGTCGCATCGTACAAACCGTTCAAACCAGATGTCAGACCTTTTCCAGACAATGACTTGTATTTCTTCTTGCGCTCCAAATCAACGGTATTAGCTTTAGCATCAGTGGATACGATTCTGGCATTCGGGAAAACATCTGTATGCAAATAAATCGGATCCGTCCATATCTCCTTCACACCATCAAGGAATGCTCCTCCGGCATCCTCTTTATATGAACAGTAAAGATTACTCAGCTCTGTATTTCGGCAGCAATGCCATGCCATTCCAAGTGTGATTATCTGCGTATTATGTGTTGGAACCATTGTTTTCCCAACCAAATACAAACCATCACTATTTGAAACCGTAATGCAGTTGCCTTGTTTTGGAATGCTTCTTGTGATTGATTTGATAGAAATCCTATGTTTCTTTGAAAATTCTTTTAGTTTCTTTCGTTCGATTGTACATGGTATTTCAATTGTTGGATTAAATCCAATGGTATATACTGCATTTCTACCAATTACACCACTGCTTGATATTTTCGGTTCTTCCTTTTTTATAGATGCTCTCCATCCAAACGTGGATATTAAAGAAACAAAGTCGTTTTTTAACGTTTCATTTGCGGTTGAAAACTGATATCTTCTTTCTTTTCTAATCAAACATCCATCCGTGTCCAGCAAGCCCGCCAAAAGTTCCAGTCGCTGCTTTACAGAAGCACATAAATATTCTTTCGGTATGTGTTTATTACAAATTTTCGTATAATAACACATATCATAAGTTCTTAAATCGTCTACCAGTTCCCTGCCAAATACTGTTGTTATTACCCCTGTCGTTTTATGAACGTATTGATGTTTTATTGGATATCCATACTTTACAATTTTATCGACAATAGCAGAATCCGATTGAGGCCCAGAAATGGCAGGCTTTTTATTGGTTCCATCACCCAACCAGGCCCCTAAAACATACGGATGTACTTTTAGTTGCATTTCCGTTCCTGCCATTATCGGCTTTTGAGGAAGATAAAATCTATATCTATCATTAAATCGTTCTTTTCCTATTAAGTTTTGAGTTTCTTCTGTTTCCCAGACACCTCTTTTTTTGTCATAGACAGTCCATTCGTGTCTAAAGTGGCATTCAATCTTTGTGCCATCGGACAATTCCACTGTATGAGTTGTATGATATTTAGGATGAACGCAAATCACTGTAGTAAACTTTCCATCGCTACCAATGACTTGATCTCCTAATTTTAATTCTCCGTGAGTTTTCCATCCACTCTTTGTAAACACTGGCGTATCATCGGCTAATAGCTTACCAACACGCGCCGGCATGTGAATAAATCCCTCATCCAGCTGATCATCTTCCAGTCGTTGAAGCAGATTGACAACCTTTATCAATGTCTTGCGTCTAGGCTGATAAAAGCGTTCCTGGGGTTTTCTATCCTTTTCAACATACAAAGCATAAGAATCCAACAGATCTGGAGCTTCAAATAAAAGCAACTGCCAGTACAAATCATCAAAATTTCCACTTCCTGTTTGTGCTGCCCTATAAGCCGCCATCTGATGCAAATATTGACTGATTTTCAACGCACAGTCTTTAACATCCTTATGTTCAGCGAATACATAATCGCTACGCATATTCAAAATAAGCTGAAACAAATCTTCCTGGCTTTGATAATCTTTCAAACCACATTTCATAATCCGGTCCGCAATGTATTTATACCATTCAAGACTGCCCTCTATTAATTTTGACATATAAAAAGAACCACGCTCCCCCTTTATCAAAAAGTGAAGTCATGGCTCTCTAAATATTGGCTCTCTTGACTAACTATCCATTATTCTGTTAATGATTGGCATAGTGAAACAAAATCGTTTCTACTCAAATTTTTCAATTGCTTACTTGCCAATTCGTGTGTGTATACTGGTCTCCCCATCAACTTGTATGCGTACTGATAGACATACTTCCTATCCTCTCCCGTCAGCATACAAATTCCCGTATAGGCTTCCACAATAGCTGCTTCCTGTTTTGTCATTTGGATAAATTCCCCCATTCCAACAAACCATTGAAATCTATTAAATCTGTGTTACATATTTTTCCATCATCAGTGCAATAGTAATAACCCGTAATAGGCCGCTGCAATAGTTTATGCCGCATGATGCATTTGGAAAAGCCATTGAACGATCGTTTCTTGTCTCCATATGGAATAAATGAAATTAATACCTTTCCAGGATCAGTGCGATTAGAACGAATAATGAGTTTTCCCCACAAATTCACAACTCCGCTATTGTAGGTTATTCCTATTCTTGCCATACCTAAGATGACCTTGTATTTTGATTGAACATCATTCGACATTAATAATAAACTTTCCTTTGCATTTACTGCCCCGACAAATATAGGGCATCATATGTATCTTTGTTTCATAAAAAATTCGAATAGCCTTTTTATGACAAAATGGACAGATGATCCACACCTGTCCATCCGAAAGTATTTTTTTATCAGCTATTCTATTCCATCCCTCTTCTGGTGGATTCATGTTTTTTGAAAAATCACTCATAGCTTTCCAGCCCTTAAAGTAGACCGGCCGTTTCCTGTAAATTCGCATACATACAAGCCAGCGTATTGACAGTTACTCGTAGCTGATTGATTCTAACGCAGTCTTCTTGATATCTACTTTCCAAATACTTACCTCTGTCCTTAAGATCGGTCAACTGCTTTTGAGTCTCCAACAGATCCTTATTAGCTTTTTCTAGTTGTTCCTTTAAATCAGAGTTTAAAATCTCTAAGTCAAGATTCTGTGCTATCACTGTTCCCCTCCCATTGTTCGCAAGCATCGTCCCAAAAACGAAAGTCTGCACGATACTCTGAATCTCCATTACAGCATACGCCCTCATAGTGAGCATACCATTTACAAGTGCAACAATATTGTTTTTCTTGTTGTTTTTCCATAATCCAGCAAGTGGAGTCGAACCACACGAAAATTCTTCTCCACCGTCTGGAGTTTGCCGGAATCCACAACATTCGTATTCCGTTCCGAACTGTTGTGTTATATGTACGTTTCCCCGGTATATCGCACACGTTCCTCATTTTAGGCATTATCATAACCCAACTTTTATTTTGCCGGACAAGGAAATGGACCATCAGGGAATTGAACCCCGGACACACGGCTTATAAGGCCGCCGCTCTAACCGTCTGAGCTAATGGTCCTTAGCAGAAGGCAGATTGGGTAAAATCCTTCTGCTGTTGCAGTTCACAAACCACCAGCCGCAACAAAGGTGTTATCCACAGAGGGTATCAATGTGAATAATCGGGCACCCTGTTAGCCGGGAAGCACAGAATCCCGAAAGCCAATGATCGGACTCGAACCGACAACCTACTGATTACAAGTCAGTTGCTCTACCAGTTGAGCTACACGGGCAAAACGAATATCTACTATTCGTTTAATGACTCTCTGAATGGCTGATGCGTCCAGAATTTGATGTCATGATGAGCTGGAACATCATACACAATGCCGGTGGTCGGAACTTTGCACGAACGTGCCTTTCTGACAACCTTCTCAAAGCTACCAAATTTATCAATCTGAATGCGTTTTCCCTTTTTCAGTTCACGCCGCATGACTTCCAGAAACTTATCAACGATGATCTTGGTCTCATTTTCCTCAATGCCAGTTTCTTTAGCAACCATTCTAATCATTTCTAGTCTGTGCATACTCTTTCACTTCCTTTCCTTAATACTGTTAATACAGATAGTGGGACTTGAACCCACATGATGTAAATCGTCAGATTTTGAGTCTGATGCGTCTGCCATTCCGCCATATCTGCATATGTGGTTACAAAACTGGAGCAGTCAGACTCGAACTGACAATACCTTGATTAAAAGTCAAGCGCTCTAACCAACTGAGCTATGCTCCAACAACCGGCAACGCCGGTTAGCAAATTGTTTATAGTGCTATGCATGGCACTCCTTCCATAAGATTGAGGATAGTAATCGATACGATAAGGTATTTATTACTCATGCGGGGAAATGAAACACTTATGATGTAACCTTATGGAAAAACCATCCGAGCCTTGTGACGGCTCTTTAATCAGCTTTCCGCTAGATGGTGAAGGATCTACAATCATGGACCAAAAAATAATCAGTCCAAACTGGGCTAGTTGGATTCGAACCAACGAATGCAGGAGTCAAAGTCCTGTGCCT